TTCAGCCGATGCCGTCACGCAACTGGCTGCCGTCGCCGCCTGACCCATCCCCCAAAGAAGGAACCTCCAATGACATACCCCGAAAACACCCCGAGCGTGGATGACATGCTCAACATGCCCACCGGCGAACTGGCGCAGATGCCGGTGGACCTTCTGGCAGGCCTGCAGGCTGAATTGGCCCATGCCGCCAAACAGCTGAAGGCTGCCAACACGCGGTTTAATACGGCTCTCGAAGTTCGCTATGCTACCCGCGCTGCTGAGGCGCGCCGGGCCTGCGGCAAGGATACCGGCACCGTTCGCCTCGCGGATGGCGATTACATCGTCGTGGCCGATCTGCCCAAACGCGTCGACTGGGACCAGGAAAAGCTGGCGGCCATGGTCGCGCGCATCCGCGCCGGAGGGGACAATCCAGCCCAGTATGTCGACATCACCATAAAGGTGCCGGAGCGGAAATACACGGCTTGGCCTGATGCAATCCGCGAGGGCTTTGAGCCTGCACGCACAGTGCGCACTGGCGCCCTGAAGGTCACGCTCGAGCCAAATGGGGATGCGCAATGACAGCGCTCAGCTCCATTTCACAGACGATCGTGGGTCTTCCCGGCTTGATTGACCGGGCGGCCACTATGTTGGCCAGCGCCAAGACTGCGGCTGAAGTGCTTGAGGCCCGCGAGGCTGCCGGGCTTGTTTATGACACCGCGAAACGCGCAGCCCGGTTGGGCCGGGCCAAGGCTGCGCATGACGACTTGGTCGCCGCGGCCCACCGTGCTCAGGCTGATGCGCTGGAAATCGAGGCGGCTGCAAAACGGCGGTTGGCTGATGAGTACGATGCGGCGCAAGCCCGGGGCGACGTGGCCAAACGTGGTTGGGAAAGTGGTGTCGACAAGCGCAACATCACCACCGCAGCCGATCTTGGTCTGCGCCGCGATCAGATCCACGACGCACGCATGATCCGAGACGCCGAGGACGCTAATCCCGGCATCATCCGTCGCACCCTCGACGAAAAGCTTGAGCGCGGCGAAGAACCGAACCGGGCAGCGCTGCGCAAGATGGTGGTCGATGCCGCCGTGCGAGGCATGCGCCCTCAGCGCAAACCCAGTCGTCGGAACCCGCTTTATGTCCCGCCGACGCCACAACAGGCCGCCTGGCAGCATGTCACCGGCACGTTCCGCGCCTTCGCTGAATGGGCATCGGACGACAATCTCGAGTTGGCTCGGGACGGTTCGCACGAGGCCAGCGACAGCCAGTTTCACCATCTCGACGTCGCCGCCATCGCCGCGGGGTCGAAAGCTTTCACCAAAATCAAGGAGTGGTTCGATGCTTGACAGTCAGTCAGCGGCCTTTGCCGAACGTGTCTGGGAGGTGGCATCCCAGCTTGGCAATAATGCCCCCAAAATAGCCGACGATATAATGGGCGCGGCGTTCCCGTTGACCTGTTCGCAGGCACGGGCGGAAGGCGCGATGCGCATGCTGCGCACCGGGATCATTTCCGAAGTGAAACGGATCCTGCGAAACCGTCATGACGCTTTGAACCAGACGGATTTCGCCGACCGATGCGACGCGTTTGCGCCGCTTGTCAGTGACCTGCGCTCGAAATCCTACTTCGTTGAAAGCGCCGAGGAATATGTCGCGGTCCCGGACCTTATCGAAGACCCGGAGCTGCTGAACGGTGCTCGACGCTTCATGCGGCGTAAGGGGCGTGAATGCCTCGCCGAGGCCGACCGGCTCGATGTGCTTTACATTGCTGTGACTGGTGACGCGAGTGCTGCTGATATGAACGGCGAGGTGCTGTCATGACTGGCGTGCTCCCCATCATCACGGCCGATCAGCGCATGGCTGAGCCGCGCGGCATCAAAGGCGTCATCTTCGGGCCCTCGGGCATCGGCAAAACCAGTCTGCTCTGGACGCTGTTGAATTCGACCACGCTGTTCTTCGACCTCGAGGCCGGAGACCTCGCGATCGAGGGGCTGGCCATCGACGCCATCCGCCCACGGACCTGGACGGAATGTCGGGATTTCGCCGTGTTCATCGGCGGGCCCAACCCGGCACTGCGCGCCGATCAGCCCTACAGCCAGGCACACTTTGAGGCTGTCTGCGCCAAATACGGCGACCCGGCGATGCTGGCCAAATATGACACGGTGTTCATCGACTCGATCACCGTGGCAGGGCGGCTCTGCTTTGGCTGGTGCAAGGGTCAGCCCGAGGCGCTGTCAGAAAAGACCGGCAAACCGGATGTGCGCGGTGCGTATGGCCTGCACGGCCGCGAGATGATCGCGTGGCTCACGCATCTTCAGCACACCCGCGGCAAAAACATCTGGTTTGTCGGCATCCTCGATCAGAAGCTTGATGACTTCAATCGCAAGGTGTTCTCGCCGCAGATCGACGGCTCCAAGACCGGGCTCGAACTGCCCGGGATCGTCGATCAGGTCATCACCATGACCGACATTGCAGGCGAGGATGGAGCGCCTCAGCGCGGATTTGTCTGTCACACGCTCAATCCCTGGGGTTTCCCGGCCAAGGATCGGTCCGGGCGTCTTGCGATGGTCGAACCCCCGCATCTTGGAAGGCTGATGGACAAGATACGGGGCCCGCTCATCCCCGCAGACCGTCGCCTGACCTTTGAGGCCCCGCAGCTGCCGACGCCGCCAACGGCGCAGGCCACCACCCCTTCCAACGATACCCCCAACTGAAAGGACTTCACCCATGTCTCTCTGGAACGATTTCAACGACGCCCAATCAAACAGCAATGTCATCCCAAAGGGTACGCTGGCCAAGGTGCGCCTGACGCTACGTCCAGGCGGGTTTGACGACGCCAGCCAAGGCTGGACCGGCGGCTATGCCAAAAAGGGAAGTACAGGGTCGGTCTATCTTGATGCCGAATACACGGTGCTTGAAGGACCTTATGCCAAGCGCAAGATCTGGTCGCTGATCGGCCTTTACAGCCCCAATGGTCCGAACTGGGCCAACATGGGCCGCAGCCTTGTGCGGGGCATTCTCAATTCGTCGCGTGGCATCTCGGACAAGGACAATTCCCCCGAGGCTCAGGCTCGCCGCCGGATCAACGGGTTCGCTGACCTCGATGGTCTGGAATTTATCGCCCGGATCGACGTTGGACAGGACACCAACGGCGAGGACAAGAACGAGATCAAGAGCGCGGTTATGCCCGATCATCGCGATTACCCGCAGGTGATGGGCCATGTCGCGGCACAGGGCATGGCAGCACAGATGCAGCCCCAGCCCCCCGCATCGGGGGCACAGTATCAGGCACCGGCCACATCTGCGCCTGTGCAAGGCCATCCGGCCCCGGCGTCACAGCCACAATCGCAGCAAGCGCCCGCCGCACCAGGCTTCTCGGGCCGTCCGAGCTGGGCTGAGTGAGGGGCCAGAGCCATGCGATTGCGTCCCCGCCAGAAACTCTTCGTCAAGCGCAGCCTGTCTGCGCTCGACACCCGCGACAACACGCTGAGCGTGGCCAGCACTGGTTTCGGTAAAACTCTGGCTTTGTCTGCCGTTGTCGGGCAACGGATCGGTGATAGCGCCGCCAAAGCCTGCGTGCTGGCGCATCGAGACGAGTTGACCGCGCAGAACCGCGACAAGTTCGGCCGGGTCAATCCCGCCATCACCACCTCGGTGGTGGATGCCACCAGCAAATCCTGGGGCGGCCAGGTGACGTTCGCCATGGTGCCGACGCTCACGCGCGAGCGCAATCTGGCTGGAATGCCAAAGCTGGACCTGCTGGTGATCGATGAGGCCCATCATGCCGTGGCCGACAGTTACCGCCGCATCATTGACCGCGTCCGCGATGCCAACCCCGACGCCCGGATCTTCGGCGTCACCGCCACACCGAACCGCGGCGACAAGAAGGGGCTGCGCGCGGTCTTTGACAATGTTGCCGATCAGGTGCGCTTGGGCGAATTGATCGCATCGGGTCACCTCGTGCCGCCGCGCACCTTTGTCATCGATGTGGGTGTGCAGGACAAGCTCAGGGCGGTGCGCAAGACCGTGTCGGATTTCGACATGTCTGAGGTGGCCGAAATCATGGACCGTGCGCCGATCACCGAGGAAGTTGTGCGCAACTGGCAGGAGAAGGCTGCCGATCGGCCCACGGTTGTGTTCTGTTCGACCGTGGCCCACGCCGCGCATGTCGCCGAGGCCTTCAACGCCGCTGGCATCCCCACCGGCCTGATCCATGGCGATCTGCCCGGCGAGGAACGCCGCAACATCCTGGCTGCCTTCGCCCGCGGCGAGATCCGCGTCATCACAAACGTGGCGGTGCTCACGGAAGGCTGGGACCACCCGCCCACGTCCTGCGTCGTGCTGCTGCGGCCCAGTTCTTACAAGTCCACCATGATCCAGATGGTCGGGCGCGGCCTGCGCACCGTGGATCCCGCCGAGCACCCGGGGGTGGTCAAGACCGACTGCGTGGTGCTGGATTTTGGCACCTCGAGCCTGACCCACGGCACGCTGGAGCAGGACGTCGATCTGGAGGGCAAGACTACCAGCGGTGAGGCACCCTCGAAGCTTTGCCCTTCGTGCCAGGCCGATATTCCGCTGGCATCGCGCGAATGCCCGATTTGCGGCGAGGTCTTGGTCGAGGATGAGGGTGAAACCCGTGAGGGAAGTCTCGGCGGAGCTCTTTCCGGGTTCGTTATGACCGAGATTGATTTGCTCAAGCGCTCCAGTTTTGAATGGGTCGATCTCTTCGGCACCGAGGATGCGCTGCTGGCCACGGGCTTTTCGGCCTGGGGCGGGATCTTCTGGCTCGATGGTCTCTGGTACAGCATTGGCGGCGCACGCGGTGTGCAGCCACAGCTGCTGGGGATCGGTGAGCGCAGCGTGTGTCTCGCACAGGCCGATGACTGGCTGAATGACCACGAGACCGACGAAAGCGCCTTCAAGACACGCGCCTGGCTGAGCCAGCCCGCCACGGAAAAGCAGCTGCAATATCTCTCACCTGCCGCACGCAGCGATTTTGGCCTGACGCGCTACAAGGCCTCGGCGCTGATGACCTTCGGGTTCAACAAACGCGCCATTCGCGGGTTGATCACCAGCGCGGCCCCGACTGCGCGGGAGGCCGCAT